ACCTCTTCCAACTTCCGCGGAAGTCCTTCGGGATCACGCAAAATTTTTCTAATGTGAACTTGAAAGCTGTCTTTTATTCTTTTCCTTCATCTTTTACTGCTATTAGAAATCTTACCCAAAACACAGAAAAACCACACCGAGGACCTTCGGCGCGAACCCTCGGCAAATGAGCGCCCTCAATTGGAACAAAATATCAACAGGCACAGTCGTAGGACCCGCTATGCCTTCAACCGCAACTTCAGTTACAGCAGCTGCTGGAACTGGGGTAGGTCCATCAACAACAGAACCCAACACATCCGTCGAACGAACAGTCGAATTGACTTCTTTTATCGACAATCAAGAAACGATCGCTGACCAACGCCCAAATGCCGTCCCTACCATGGGAATGGATAGACTACGACAACATCACACAGAAGGCACAGACATTCGAAAGGTAGCAGCTAGACCAGTGTTCATCCAAAACATCACTTGGCCAGGAACAGCAACCTACGGAACAGTACTCTCCTATATAGAACTACCACTTGGAATCTTGAATTCATCAGCCATTAAGTTGCAAAAGATGCAGAGATACCAGTTTTTCTCCGGAGACATTGTCATCCGTGCTCAAGCATCTGCCATGGCTTTTCAAGCAGGCAGAGTTTGGGTTTCTTTCGAAGCAGCACGCAACGAACGTGGAGCAAGAAGAACCAATACGAGTATTCAATCAGTTACATCACTAGACGGTATTGAATTCGATCCGACAGTACCAAATCCTGTCGAGTTTAGGGTCAAATATTTCGCCCCTGTATCCGAATGGGACCGCATAGGTACCTTTGGACTAGGAACAGTTTTATTTTCAGTCCTTTCACCACTTAATTCTTCATCTACAGCAACTTCAGTATCATTTTCTATCCAAGCATGGTTTGAGAATTTGACTTTTGGCGTACCTACGTCAGACCCTTTCATCCTCACTGGACCACCAACACGGAATATGGAACGAGTTTTCAGACAATCTCATCAAGAGAAAAAGCAAGCAACACGCGAACATGCTGTATCAGATGCCCTCGATACGGTATCAGAAATAGCAGGAGCTATTGGGACTTTCCCTTTGCTATCTGCTATTGCTCAACCAGTATCATGGGCCACAAGCGTAGCAGCTCGTGCAGCTCGTATGTTCGGCTTTTCAAAACCAGACTCACCAAACGCGCCAACGCGAATGGAAATTTTTCCTCAATCGACAGCACATTTCATGGACGGAGCATCAGACGCCATACCACTGGCAGCAACATCAAATTTCGAAATGGCTTCAGGACCAGTTTTCGGAACAGAATACGACGAGATGGACATAGCCTATGTCTGCGCACGCATGCCAATTGTTGGAGCATACAATTGGGACACTACAGCATCCATCGGACAACCAATTGCGTTTTTCCCAGTTATGCCAGGCGTTTGCCCAAAAGTATCTGGAGCACAAAACGTATCATACGGAACATACGCTCCAACACCAATGGCCTATGTCACATCAATGTTCAAATATTGGGCAGGAGCTATTAAATATCGCTTCGAAGCTGTAAGCACACCTTTCCACGCGGGTAGACTGCTGATAGCATATATCCCCGATTTTGATCCTTTTGCTACTGTGAACATCACCGAAATTGCCAACAATTACTCCATTGTTTGGGACATTACTACATCAAATCATATTGAGTTCGAAGTACCTTACATGTCGAACACCCCATATTTGGAGACTTTTATTGACGAGCTCAACGTGCCAGCACTCATTAACGGAGATACATCAGGAACTGAAGCGAGAGACAGAATTCGCAAGTGCTCAAACGGCTCCATTGTCATGTTCGTATTGAACACCTTGGTCGCACCATCGACCGCTTCGAACACGATTCAACTACTCATTTGGATGGGTGGAGGCAAAGACATCACGTTTGCCGAACCAACCTTAGGAGAGTTCACTGCATCACCAGCTCGTGACGTTTATGATAGAGTCGGGGAATATTATGACGGCACAGTTATGGTTCAACCATCGACCAATTTCACCGTCGCAAAAATACGCGAAACTATTGATTTTCCCGACACCGAGAGCGACGAGGATCGCCCATGTTTTGCTAGGAGAGCTATCAGACAATCGTTGGCACCACCAAAAGTGGGCCTAGATGACAATATGGCCGGGTCAGCACAAAACGATTGCAATTTCGAAAATTGGATGGAGATGACATACATCGATCCCATGGAAAGAGCGAAAATGGTTACAGGCGAATGTATTACCAATTTGCGACTTCTTACACGACGATTGTGTCCATC